AACATCAAATTCAGAAAAATTATAAAGCCCTTTAGGAGCAACTAAAAACCAATTATCTTCTCCTACTTTAGGCATTTCTTCTTCTGCTCTCTTCTTTATTGAGCAAGATAAAAGCCTTACACTTTGGACACCTGTTCTTTTAATAATATTATCTAAAACAGAACCTTCGATAAATTCATTCTTTTTTTTCTTTTTAGTCGGTTTACAAGCTTGTTCTTTTTCTTCTTCCATTGGTTCTTCAGGTTCTTCTTCGGGCATTTCTTCTTCTTTATCTTCAAAAAGAGAAGGCATATCCATTTTGTCATAATATTTCTGTACATGGTCTTTTATGACAGGTATGTCCTCTTCAGGTAAATCAACTCCACCCCTTGCACCCATAATCGCCGCCGCCGCTGAAAATATACCGTTCGGGATAGCCATTAAAACACCATCTATTACATCAGCAAACGGTAATTTATATGCTCCTAAGTTCTCAGCATCATTTTCATCATACCAAAAAAACGCCTTCGCATATTTAAGCATATCTTCTTTAGCCCATTCCAAGACATTAATTCTTGCTTCTCTACCACGCCAAACAGTATCTCTGTCAGCGATAGGCAAATCTTGAAACATTGTAGCTTTATTTTGCTTTATCATTCTTTTCGTTGTCCTCCTTCTCTTTTTTCTCTTGCATCTTTAAATCAAAATTATGATTTTTTGACAAAACTTGAAATTCTTCCTGCATTGTCCGAATTTTTGTTTTTCTATTATTTATATTAATATTCATTATTTTAAAACACCTCAATTTTTTTCTTATTCTTTATTCTTTGCCTCTTCTTCTTCCTCTTCCTCGCTTAATTGGTCTAAAACATAAGCAATAAGCCCTAAAGCTAATAATGAATTTCCGTTTTTCTTCTCTTTTACTTCTTTTGTTACTTGATTTATTCCATCTCGGTATTCATCCCAAACATCTTTTCCGTAAATAAATTCAGAATATTGAATATTTCTCTGCATACCCTTAGCAACAATTTCTTCAATGCTTAAATTAGATTCATTAATTTTATTATACTTATTTTCAAACTCTTTGTCAAAATTTTTGTTTAAAACCCCTATTTTAACGGGAATTTCGTCATCTCCAGCCCCATGATATAAGAATATACAACGACATGAAACATGTTGCGGAGGAGAATATTTTTCATATAATAATTTACCCGCTTCATCCCTTAAATCAATTCTCATTCCATCAAGTGAACGGCAAATATTGCAAGTCCGTTTATCCATTATCGCCGTATAGGTAACCATCTCGGCATTAACGATATTCCGACCTGCTAAATCACGCCCCATATTATAACCGCCCTGTATAGCCTCAAAAACAGCGATAGCTATATAGTTTTCTAAGTATTTCATTGAATCTTCACTAATATTATTCAATTGAAACTCCTATTTTTCTAAATATTTCTAATAATTCATCATAAGCTTTAAAAGATATTGAATCAATTATATTCATCTCGCTCGGCTCGGTCTTTCTTAAGTCAGAATTAGCGAAAAGCATACCTAATTTAAACTTTATATCGCCTTCATACTTAATTGTCATAGCTTCTGCCTGCTGTCCAGCCCAAGTTTCTAAATCTTTATATATTTTTTTAGCTTTATTATCTTCAGGTATCTTATTTTCTTTCAAAATTGTTTGTGTCGCTTTTTTAGCTATGTCGAAAATATACTTTTTTAAAGCTTCTGTGTATTTATATAAGCCGTCAATCTTAATTTCATTGATTTTTTTACCATTTTCCAGCTGTTCAAAGATTAAAATTTGATGTTTTCTCACAATCGGCGTTAATATTTTTCTTAATTCATCCTCTTTTATCTCAATAATCTTCTTTTCTTCCGCAAAATGCTTAATACCACCAAATTTATTAAGGTTTTCTGTGTTTACTTCAAACTTTTTTTCTATTTTTTCCATATTTTCTTTATACATCTGCATTTTTTTCATAAAGTCTTTGTTCATTTCTTCTTCTTTAACCTCTTCCGTTTCTTTATCGTTAGCTTTTTTCTCTTCTTCAGCATCAGCATTTTCTTTATCTGATTTTATTGAATCGGGAATATCAGGTAATTCAAGTGTTTCCGCAATTTTATCCTGTAAACCCTTATAAATCGGCAATATTCCTGTTTGAGCAAATCTTTGAATATCTTTATACCAAGAATTTACATCCTTATCCATTATTCTACCAACCAATGTAGGAGCATATTTTATATTCTGTTCGCCAAAGTTATATTCTACCGCTTTTTTAAACACTAAACTTATCTTATCGCAAACATAATCAATAATTCCCTGTAATTTCATTAACATTAAATCCGATTGGTCTGTTGATAGAGAATAAGAACCTGTTCCATTATTACCAAGTAATGTCCATTGAGCAAAACCAGCTAAAGCCATCTCAAAATCTAAATATTTAATAAAATTCAATGCATGGACAGAAGCCATCATGTTAGTTTCTTTAACCTTAAAATCAAAGCCCTCTGGATATATTAAGACTGATTGTTCATGCGATTTCCAATCTTTTCCAATTTTTTCAGCAGTTTGCATATCCTCTTCTGATGCTTCGGGAGGTAATTTACATTCTACTACACTTACTAAATAACGGTTATAACCAACCATTAAAGCGTTAACCATCCTTTGCTTCATTTTCCAAGAACGAAACTGATTTCTTAAAATACCAATCCCCTCATAATCATTGCCTCTTTGGTTGTTCACAAAATATAATAACTTTTCGGGAACATTAGGTATTGGTTTTATTTCCTTCGTTATCGTTGAACTCCAATAATTAACCTGTTTTATCGCTTTTAATTCATCATCCTCTATATCCCAACGAATGGTTTTTTGTAATCTCGGAGCAAAATGGTTCGGAATAATATAACCATCTATCACATCCCAAATAACTTCAAAACAAGCAAAGCCAAAAGCTTTATACTCTAAAAATTGTCTTAAGTAAAAAGAAAAATTTTCTTTCATTGAATATTGAGTATTAGGATTTATTAAAATATTTTGGCAAAAATTAGCTATTTCCCTCGCTCGCTCGCTTGTATCAGAAGGCTCAAAATGAAACTTTGAAGAAACAATAGGATCAACGGAAACATCATGAGCAGTTCTAATAACAGGCTCACTACGAAACATCTTTTCAAAAACATTCATTCTATCCTCAAGATAGGCTAAATCCTTCTGTTCGTCAGTTTCAAACATTTGCCCAATATCCTGCGTTCCACTTATGCCTAAACTACTTTGTAAGTTTACAGGTTTCTTACTCTCTTTTCTCGCAAAAACATTTTTAATAAAATCCATCTTTTACTCCTTAACAAATTCTTGAATAAATTTTAACATATTCAATATTAATATGCAAATTTTTCTAAAATTTATTTAAAACTCTTATATAATCTACTTACTAAATCATAAGAACCGATTTTTACTCTACTCTGATTCGCTATATAAGCATAATTGAACGCATGTCTTAAATGGTCTGCACCACTTCGTATCCATCTATAATGTTTTGCCCCTGTTTCCATATTTATCTCTTCTTTTTTGATTATATTACAAAAATGATTCGTTAATTCCTTAAATTTAGGGTCATCAGGATGCATATTAGGCAATGCTATACTCTGTTCTATGATTAAATCATGTGTTATATCCAAAGTTCCTGTCCTATACGCCGCCACTTGATTTCTATCCCGCTTTTCCTTTAATAATTCCTTATCATTATTATGATAATTACAAGACAATACTCTACCTTTATTCGCATTTATAAAATCCCAAGCCGCCGTATAGTTCCCACCAGCATCAATTACACAACTCTTTACATTCCATTTTTCCATTAAAAAACTAATCTGTTTAGCATCAGCACAACTTCCAAAATCTAAAGTTTCAAAACGATTCTTACTTTCCTTACTCTCACGCATTACAAAATAATGCCAATCCCGACCAGTGTCAACACCCATTACAACATAATCGTCCTTATTCGGCTTCATATCATATTCACGCCGACAAGCTAAAACCTGTGATTCCGTTATCTTATTCTTTATGTCGATATATGGTATTCCG